TTGCTTTTCCATGTGTTGTGAGTGTTTTTCTTCCTCGACATGACCGGCAATACTGAGATTGACTTTTTTTATCCATTCTGCGTTGAAAGTTTTGGTTGCACTCAAGGCAGACAAATGTAAAATAAGAACGACTTAGCATTATTTTCTCCGTGTGTGATTTGTCAATCATAACGGAAAACCAAAGAGTGGGGAAGCGGTTTCCTCCCGGAAGATGAATAGGGGATAATATGGATGCAATAGTATTAGTCAGGATGGCTTTGTCCGTCCTGTCTGAACGTTTAATCATGCTTGTGGCTTTGGCCTTAGTGTTTAGCCTAGCCTGCTGGACGATGTGGGACCCGAGATGGGAGCGTATGCTAACAATGGCTTTCTTCTCTATATTTAGTTTTTTAATTATTACTAGGAGTACGCCAAATGCAAAGCCGCAAACATCAGAGAGCGCATGAATCTAATCAGCAAATAGCTAAGTCAGTACGTCCTCAACTGCCTAGAGATGGCAGCGCAGGACAACAGGCTTGGGAGCCAGGTTTGATGCCTGCTGGCTACCGTTCAGTCTTTCCTATGCAGGAAGGTCCTTTCCAGACAAAACTTTCTCCCACTAGCGGTGGTGGCAAGAAGGTGTACTAATGGCTAATAACATTGCTTTTCAGTCTATGGGTAAGACCTATAAGGCTAACGTAACTACGGCAAGTCAGACTATAACCATCACTGCTGACGGACCTTGCAATCAGTTGCTTGTATCTAACCATCAACCTACTGGTACCGGTGGTCAACCAGTGTATTTCAACATTAGTTCTTCTAATGCCAGTATTACTTGTTCAGTACCGGTTAATGGTTCACCTCAATACGCACTTGTATCAGTACCCGGCACGCAAAGAGCGTTTACATTGCCATCACAAGTATCAAATACTTCTAGCATTTATGTGGCTTTTATTGGTGAAGCGGCATCTGAATGTTACTTTACGCCAGGTGAAGGTAAGTAGTGGACCACGAAACAATCTTGATATGGTTACTTGTTTATATAGTCGCAATATCTGGAACAGTTGGTGCGGTATGTAATTTAGATGCAGTGCCGTGTGAGCAAACGGGCGATACAACCCAGTGGACGCTGCAACTTATTGCTGTGGTTGTATCTTTATTAGCAGGGAGGAAAGATGGCTGATTGGTTAGATACCTTAGAGAAGTTAGCACCCACTATTGCTTCAGCGCTTGGTAGCCCTGTAGCGGGTATGGCTGTCAGTGCTTTAGAGTCTGCTATGGGTATATCTGGTGATGATATACAAAAGACTATAGAAACCAATAAATTGACTGCTGAACAAGTTGCTGCCATTCAGCAAGCAGAACTGGCTATCAAAGCTAAAGCTCAGGAGATGAGCTTAGACTTTGCCAAACTTCAAAATGAAGATAAAGCGAGTGCTAGACAGATGCAGTCCACGGTCAAGTCTTGGGTTCCCCCTTTTCTCGCTTGCGTGGTCACAGTTGGATTCTTCGGAATATTGGTAGGTTTGATGTTAAACAAGCTAGAACCTAATCCAGAACTAGATGTAATGCTTGGCAGTTTAGGTACTGCATGGGTAGGCATCATCTCTTTTTATTTTGGTTCTTCTGCTGGTAGCCAGGCCAAGGACCAATTACTGCATCAAAGCACGCCAGTACAATGAATCTAAGCCCTCACTTTACTCTTGAGGAACTCTCGTTTACGGACCATAGGGACCTCGATAACACCCCCGACCCAAGTGCCATTGTAAACTTGACCCGGCTTGCCGAGTTTCTTGAGCGTGTAAAAGTATTGTTGAGCGGCAAACCTATCATGGTGAATTCCGCTTACAGGTCCCCAAGCGTAAACGAAGCAGTAGGCTCTAAACCCAGTAGTCAACACTGCCTCGGCTGCGCTGCTGACATACGCGTACCCGGCATGACGCCTGATGATGTCTGCAAAGCTCTGATTGCCAGCGACCTGCCCTTTGACCAACTCATCCGAGAATTCGATAGATGGACTCATATATCAGTTCCTAATCGTGAGGTTGAGTTACCACGCCGCCAGGCGTTAATTATTGACCGTTTGGGTACACGCAAATATGAGTGATACGAACCTTTCAGTCGGGCGTGGCGAGAAGCTCTCCGTAAAAGCGGGGGGAGGATTAACCGCAAAAGGTAGACGTAAATACAACAAAGCCACAGGCAGCAACCTGAAAGCACCGCAAAAATCAGGACCTCGGCATAAATCATTTTGTGCTCGCTCTAGGAATTGGAAAGGGGAAAGAGGAAAGGCTGCTCGTAGACGATGGGGGTGTAGATGAAACCGGGTTTATATGCAAACATTCATGCAAAGCGGAACCGGATAAAGCATGGTTCTGGTGAGAGGATGCGGAAGGTAGGCGCAAAGGGCGCACCAACTGCGGCAGCGTTTCGTAGGTCACGGCGTACAGCTAAACGCTAACTAAGTTTACGAATACCAATTTGATATCCTTTGTAAACCAATCTTCACCAAATTCATGTGTCATTTTTTTCTCCGTTTATTAAGCCGTTTGTTCCTAAACTGCCCGTAAAATTGCTTTATCTGCGATTATCAACAAAAATTTGTTGAAAAGTCGTTTTAATGGGTTCATTTCTTCGGCTTTCAATTAAGCCGTTTGTGGAATTTCACTGTCATGTTTTACTTTCCAGGTTGCTGTGCCATCCCCCCAGTTTTTCTGAAATTCGGTAGCGGCCTGCACTTTATTAGGTATAGGCATACCGTAAAAGTGAACAATCCAATCTCCTAGCTGCCAATCTTTAGGGTGCTGGTTCATTACCTTAGCATCTACGATGCGTATTGCTTTACGCACAATCTCATCTTCTTGAATCATGTTCCATAGATGCGTTTGTACGGACCAAGGGTAGTTCTTCCAGGTATCAAACTCATTGATGATACGGTCAAGCACGTAGTGAGACTGCCAAGTGTTTTTCCATATCATCACGTCATTGTTGATAGGCCACCAGCAGCTTTGCTCTTTGGCTATAACAATATGGTCTTCAAATTTGATTACATCCTCAATTTTGATAGACCAATTCATAAACATGGTATCTGCACCAATCCACATCAAAACATCTGAATTGGTTAATTCATCTTTCGTGCGTTTAAGACTGTCTACTACCAGATTGTAGTAATTATTTGAATAATCAAAGTGTTCAGGTAGGTACACATAGCCGTGTTTATAACAATAGTTCCGGTGGTTGATGCCGGTTATCTTGTACAGGTCGGCTATGTTTTCTGAGAAATTGCTGCTGACAGTTATATTCATGGTGAGGGTATCAGGCCGCCTTCAAAGATATAGTTACCAACGTGAGCAAGTTGCACCCAAGGGGCTGCGTGTACTTTCAAGCCATGCTTTCTGGCTATCATGCAGAAGTGGTAGTCCTCGGAGAGTAGGCGGTTAGTACCTTCTTCAATAGAACAAGCAAAGTATTCCACAATCTTCTCTGGCCCTAAATTGCCAGACAAGTCTAATACGTCATTGGTATAGCTTGGGATAAGCGGAGCGAGCTTCTCTAGTGCCTCACGCTTGATTAACATGAATCCTGTGCCGCCATTCCATATCTCAATAGGTTCGTTGATTGGAACCGTGACAGTGCCTTCATAGTTGACCAGGTTGACTACAAAGCTACCCGTAAAGTTTTTCCATTGTTCAACAGGTACACCGGATTTTTGGGCTTGTTCTACGGACTGCCAGTTAATTTCTTTTTTGGGATAAATACCGCAAATAATATCCAGGTCTGCATCAATCATTGGTTGAACTTGTGCAGGATGAAACCGTATATCTGCATCAATAAAGAACAGGTGGGTAGCGTCAGACTTTAGAAACTGGTGCGCTAACGCATTACGGGCGCGTTGAATCAACGATTCGTTGAACATAAAGCTAAACGTAGTGTGATTACCGTTATCGCCCATAGCACGCTGTAAACCAATCACAGACTGTAAGTAGAAACCCGTACATTGGCCGCCGTACATCGGGGTGGCAACAAAAATATGTTTAGATTTCTTGTCTTCTTTCTTTGCTTTCTTAGTCATATATCCCTCAAATTATGGGTGGAGCAACCGTCAACCTCTGCTCCTTAAGTTTCCTATCTATCGTTGGGAGGACTCAACGATTCTCGTGACGGCTCAAGGGGTTCAGTAATCTTCGCAGTACACGTCAACAGGCACTTTAATTCTGCCTTGGTCTGTTTTGACGCTCATGTACTGTACTTCTGCGTGCAGGTTCATAGCTTTACACTTCTTGACTGCGCGTGCTTGTTCATCTCTATCCATTGCTTGTGGGCCTTCATAACCAGATAGCTTGTAAGCAGGTGGTGGTGAAGGTGGGATAAGCGGCACAACGGGTGGTTGTGAAGCACATCCTGCCAGAAACAATATTGCTGTCATGCGTTTCATTTGATTTCATTCCCCAGTAAGGTAAGAAAGTCAGACCACTTCATAATTGCCAGGCTTTCGCGGTGGTCCCCACGGCATACAACTATTGGTTTCTGGCCTTCTTTACAGGCTGTTTGGGCTTGGTCTACCCAGGAGTAAACAGAAATGGAAGCACGCCGCTTACACTCAATGACAAACTTATCCAGAACAATATCCGCGCCACCCTCTCGCGTCTGGTCGAGGTTTCGAGCACACACCACACCAAGATTGTCAAACAGACTATGTACAATATCTCGTTCATAAGTAGCTCCCTTGGTGCGTTGTGATTTCCCCATTTTTCTAATAACTCAAAATGGGACGTCACTATCATATTTTTTAGTCACGTCCTTTGGGTATTGTTGCTGGTTCGGGTCATAGGGTTTTTCAACTGTAAGACTAACTAGCTCACCGTATGCGCTTTTCTTAGTCCAGCCAGCTATTTTGATAATCTCTCCATTGTGCATAACGGAACCTCTCCAATCTGGTTGAGAGTCCTTGGTCTTTTTGTTTGAAAAGAGTACGCCTTTTCCTTCCTGTGGTTCTTGTGCCATTGTTTAGCTCCTAATTAAATGATACCTGCCATAAGTTCTGTTGCCTTGCGTAACATCCTCTGTACGAATGTTATGCCCTTGCTCTCTTAGTACATGAATGTGTGCTGCTAACCTAGTAGTACCCACTCGTTCATACGCGTCCACTTGGGTGATAGGGCCTCGCTTCAATTCATCAAGAACCCTATCGGCTT